ATGTGCAAAATAGAAACTAAAGTTACTAACGTCGCCTATAGACCCGGCTTTTTTACCCTTAAAGGTAGCTCCATGTGATTCACATACATCTTCTATTAAAAAGAGATCGTTTTCTCTACATATCTGTAAAAGCTCGTCTGTAAGGCCATTTAAACCTAAAACGTGAGTTAAAAATATAGCTTTAGTTTTTGGTGTGATTGCTTGCTTTAATTTTTTAATATCAAAACTTAAATTTGTAAGATTAATGTCTACAAAAACCGGGTTGTGACCGGTGTTAACGATACTAGCAACATCTGAAACCCATGTAAGCGGTGGTACAATAACTTCACAACAACCGTATTTGTAGTGCAATAGTTGCATAGTCGCATAGTTTGCACTCGAACCGGAGTTTACAAATACACTATGCTTTACACCTAACCATTCAGACCATTTTTTTTCAAACTCTTCTATCTTTGGACCGTTAGTAAGTCTAGGAATAGGGTCTTGCTGTAAAAACTTTACTAACTCGTCAACATCGTTACGAGTTATATTATCTGACATTAATGGTATGTTATAATTCATTTTTCGCTATAATAATCTCCCCATTCTACTAAAATTGTTGATTTACCGTCTTCACGCCCTAGGGCTTTTGTGTAAGCAGGGTAAATATCTTCTGGTTCATCTAAACGAATTACTTCTACGTTGTTACACATACTAGTAAATGCTTTAGTATAATCACCTGTATGTTGATGGTGTGGGTGTAGAGGCCTAACAGAGCCAATACCTGTTCTAATAATAGCCTTTGTTTTAAACTTCGATATTATTGGAAATTTATCCAAATGATTTACAATTTGATTTGTGCCTAATAATAAAAAATTCCACCTTGGAAAAATACTCACGGGTATTTTACCTGCAAGTGCGAGGCCATTCGTTATACCCATTTGCAAATCTTCGCAGACCGGTAGTTCTAGCTTCTTTTCACTTGATACATCTTTAAGTGTATTTGACATTGCTGTACCAGCACAATCTACAGCTTGACCGATAAACAAAGTATCAGAATGAAATGCTAGCATCTCCATAGATCGTTTTAATTCATCAAAGTATTTCATAATTAAAATTGTACTCGTTGACCAGCGCCCGCATGCGGCCATTTAGTTTCGTATTTATAATGATAAACATATTCATCATTAATTCCATCGTAAGGATGGTCTTTTGTATTCCAAGTTTCTTTTGTATCTGTACAAACCGACTTACCATTATCTTCAATTATAAACTTAATAGGTAGCTCATGAGCTTTTGAATATCTCAAGCATTCATCAAAGGAGCCTGTAAGAGCAGTCATATCACCTACAAAGGAATAAACCTTATTATTACCACCGCTTCGTTTAATATCTAATGCTAATCCAACACTAATGGGTAAAATGCCTGTTACAATTGCAGAAGAAAAAATTCTATATTCCGGGAAGCTTAAAGAGATGGACCTACCAGCCATAATTTCAGCTTTGACCTGTTCTGGGGGCACCCCTTTAAGTAAACATTGATAGTGACTTCTCCAGGTACATAAAACCCAGTCATCTTTGTTAATATTTTTAAATATCTTAATACTCTCTTCTTCGTTACCTGAATATAGATGAACAGGAGCCTTAATTTTTGAATTATTAAACTCTTTAGCTATATCTTCTTCAAAATTTATTAAGTCTTCTTTAGTCATTATTTAAATTTAATTTAATGTTTAGGGCTTGTTGTGATATTAAATTAAAAAACGATTTACAGTTTCTAATTTCTGGAAATTTCCCGGAAAATGTATTGAAGTTATAGTCCGGCATCCCTGCACCCCATTGCGGTAATTCTTGTTCTTTTGCAGGGGTTGTATCTTGTTTTCTTATATAAAAATTTTTTATTCTAGTTGTTATTTTTATATTATGTCTTAAGGCTAGCACAGCACCTAATATTGTAAAATATGCATCAATATTTGCCATCCAAAATTGCCCAGAAATTATATTAAATAATTTTTTCGAGAAAATAGGACAATATTCGCCAATATATTGATTTAAATTAGACCATAATATAGTTTTTTGACCAGTAATAATTTCATCAAGCTCGTTCTGAGTTACATAATTAAAGTCACACCAATTATTAAGTGGCATAAGGTCATCTTGCGTTGTGCGACGCGGTGGCATGCCATCTGGGTTGGTAGAGACTGTTGACCCAGAGATAATAATATCCGGTGCCTTTACCTCACCTTCACCAGCTGGGGGATTGGATATAATAGTAGTTGGGCTTGAGACAGTTTCCGAGCAAGGACCAATAATAAGCATCCCTTTATTTACTTTAAGAGAGAAGTTGTATAAATTTAGTATGTTTGTGACCCAGTTAGTTTTTGTAAAAATAAAATCATCTGCTATGTTCATGAACATAACAGATTCATAACCTGCCAGAGTACCTAGGTAGCTTAGTACGTTATGTAAATCTCCTCGACCTTCACCTCTCTTATAAATATAGATTCGTACATGTACCCCTTTATAATTTCTGTGTAATTCATAATATTTTCCTTTATGTATTACTTTAAACGTGTTTATTATTTCATCTGGAATTGAAGTATCATCTAAATCCATTTTAATTAGTAATTCTAATCGTGTTCGCTCTTCTTCTGTTGTTGTATCAATAATCGATTCTAAGCATCTAAATAAATTACACGTTGGATTATCTTTAAATCTTGAACTAAAAATTATAGACATTATAGTATTTCCTATCTCTGGCTTCTTATACATTTCACCCAGAGCTTTTGTACGTAATAATGTATCAATATCAGACATTATTTGTATAACCTCCTATTAAGTTTTACCTTTGTCATTTTTTCAATATTATCTACTTGCTTCTGCCCGTATTTTCCCCGTACAAGATTCAGAAAGGGTTCGTAACTATGATATTCATTATATGCGTCGTCTCTAAATTTTAAAATCTCAGCTGCTGTACATTTATCTGTTCGCGATGGTAGAGTATCGTAACCGAAGAAAGAATAACCTTCATACGTTGCGGGTAACTGATATCCTTTATCGATCGCATCTCTATATAATTGGCTCCCTGGTAATGGCATTGCTGCATACGCATTCCACCCCATAGTACATAAATTTTTACTAAGTTGTAATGTTTTTTGCATGGATTCCTGGGTATCGCCAGGTAATCCAAAGATATAATTACCCATTACATTAATATCTGCATCATGTATCTGTTTAACAACCTTTTCTATATCAACTTCCTCAAATTTACCCTTGGCAACTTCTAATCTTACCGACTTTTCACCACTTTCTATGCCGAGTGCTAACCATTTAATACCGGCGGATCTGACTGTAGTTAAAAGATCCGGTCTTCGTATTGTATCAATCCTAGAATATGCCCACATTGTTAATTTATCAACATATGAACGTTCACTAAGGGCTAAACACAGGGGTTCGTAGTACTTTTTATTGAATAAAAACAATTCATCTGTAATTTTTATAGTATAAACGCCTAATTCTGCTAATTTATCAAATTCTTTAATAATAAACTCAGGAGACCAGTGTCTCATAAGGCTATAATTACCGGCAACACCAATTTCTTCATTATCATTGCGGTTTAGTATATTAATCATGCAAAAATTGCATCCAAACTGGCATCCTAGTGAAGTTTGAATAGCAGCATAGGGAGAACGCTTGGTTTCATCGTATTCTGCATGCCACATCGGGGCTCTATACAAGTCTAACGGTGCTTTGTCGTATGGTAGTAGATCCCACGCATATCCAGGTAGATCTACGTCCATTCTATCGCGAGGGACCACCTTTTCAGGGGGATTAAACGTTGGTTTACCGTCTTTTCGCCATACAATGCCGTTAATATCACCTAAATCGTTAATATCTATGTTTTTTAGGCTTAAAACATTTCTTAAAGAGTAAACACCCTCATTTGCAAATACAAAATCAATAGAAGGTTCATCTTTTAATGTTTTTATTGGGAGTGCTTGTACATGTGAGCCAATATAAGCTATAGGTGTCTTAATATTATGCTCTTTCAGGTAAGTGGATAGATATAATGCACCAGACATGTTAACCGTCCCGGCATTTACATTTTGACCATATACAACAAAGCATATAAGACGTGGGTTTAGCCGTTTAATACGCTCTAAAACATCTGAACCTGTTAATTGTTCGGCGTTTGCGTCGCATATACCAACTTTATACCCTATAGACCTGCATGATTCTGCAAGTAATAGCGACCATGTAGGTGGCTCAATGGCAGCATACTTATCAGCAAGGTCTTGATATATACCTTTACTATTACCCGGTGATATAAATAATACATCAATCATAAATTTGTAAACTCCCTATCTCTAAATGTTGTAATAAGTTGATAACCTTTAATTAATTCTCTAATTCCATCATCTAATGAAAATTTAGGAGACCATCCTAGACTTTCTAGTTTTTCATTAGAGACAATATAGTTACGCTTATCGAAATCTTCAGTAAATTCTTCTTCTATAATTACTAATTCTGGAATATATTGCTTAATACATTGAGCTAGTTCCAATTTGCTTAGATTAGCCGTAGATAATCCTACATTAAAGGGTTCTCCCACACACTTATCGTAATTTTCTATTACAAATAAGAAGGTATTGGCGATATCTCTTACATGAATATAGTTTCTCTTAAAGGATGATTGAAATAATACTAGTAGTTTATCCGTAACTGCACGGTATACAAAATCATTAACAAGAAGATCTAGTCTCATTCGTGGAGAGAGACCGAAAACTGTTGCTAGTCTTAATGCTACACCTGATCGATTACTATCCAGCACAGTTTCTTCTGCAAGACATTTTGTTTTTGCGTAATGTGAAAGAGGTTTAAATGGACTGTCTTCTGTAATAATATCTTCTGAAGAACCATATTGAGAATTTGTATTTGGAATTATTAATTGTTGGTTTTTTGATGTATTCCTTACAATTGCAGCAATTTGCGACAAATTGATCTCTGAAGCTAATTCTGGGTCCTTATCACACGCGGGCATTCCAACAATAGCAGCTAGAGGAATTATAATATCAAAATCTTTTAAATTTACTAATGATGTTAAAAATCTAACATCACCTTTAATAAATGTAAAGTCCTTGTTGTAACAATAGGAGGTTAAACTCTGTTGTTTATAGATAAGATTATCAACAACAGTAACTTTATACTTTTTATCAAGAAGTAAACCTACTAAAACACTTCCTAAATAACCTGCCCCTCCTGTAATTAATACTTTCATAAATTAACTGTCTCTACTTGATATTATAGCTTTGGTTAGATCAAATGGCCAATTGAAATCATACTTTTTATCGTGCCATTTAATGGTATATTGGCTGCTTACACCCCCGTAATGCTCTGTCATCTTATAGCTGAATAAACACTCATGACTAATGCAATAATGACCATTTACACAGTCTGCAGGTACTAATACTTGCTGTCTTGTTTTATTATCTAAGTAAAACTCTGCCCATTTTTTAGTTGATGGCTGTGCAACAACTAGGTATATCTCTCCATATAGACATGAGATAAGTTTCCATGTCTTATTATCTCCATGTAACCCTCGAAATACTCCCTGCCTTGATTTCGAAAACGTATCTAAAACAAAATCTTTATCTTTAAAATTAGTCTGAAGATATTCATCTTTTAAAACTGTCTTTTTAAATTGCAGACTATCATATGATTCGAAATTATGACCTCTTTCGTCTTCATATATATCGGGTGTTATTAGAGTTAACCCTCTAATACCTTTAACATTAAATTTTGTCATTTAAAATTTTACTCTACCTCTAATAATATCAAAAAGCATAATCCAATCGCAAATTTTTGCTTTAATAGGATGCTTAAAAGCAGCGGGTTTGTTTTTCTCGAAGAAAAAATGACCAGACCAAGCAAAAGGATACACAATAAACGGGGCTAGTAGTATTAGAAATGCAAAAAAAGCACTTAAAGAGTAAAATAGATAAGCTACCAATATTATGTATAATATCGTCATAGCTTGCCCCAGTACGTGTAACCGTCTACATATTTTATTTTGATGTAATGATAGGTAATGTTTATAATATTGTTTAAATTTCATTTGAATATATCCCAATTTTGTAGGTTTGATTTTAATTCTGCAGCCAAGCAGTCGGTTTTAAGATCGACTCTCTCTCCTAATTCTTTAGAGATTACGTTTTTAGCGGTATTTCTAACACCGTTAATTGAATGTGTTAGTTTTAATAATAAAGCCTCTTTGTCATCTGAATCACTTCTCACCTTACTTTCATTCTCCCAAATATATCTATTTGAAAGCATAACAATGCTAATCGCTCTTATAAGTTCAGCTGTAATGTTTACCTCTTTTTCTTTAATAATAGCATCTAAATCGTGCTTTATATCTTCAATCTCTTCATCATATGCTTCTTTATTATCAGGTATAAAGATAGATTTTAATTGGCAGATAGTCATTCTATCAATTAACTCTGCAAACGTGGGTAGGTATTTTCTATTCGCCATTTTTAATTTCTTTTAGTACTTGTGTGACGGATTGTATTGCTGCATCCGGGACGGAAGTTGGACCAACTCCGTGTTTATCTGTAAATCTTGCCCAAGCTTCTTTAATATTAGACTGCCAATCACCTCTCGGCCTAATGGCTGAACTTTCTTCTGAACATGCCTGCTCTTCAACGTAATCTAAGCTATTGCTAATATCTGGCCACCACCAATACGGAGGAGAGTATTTAAATTTTGCTATCTGATAGGAGTGATCTACATGCTCAAATGCATTTGTATACTCTTCATCAAACCCCCCGACCTTTTCTAGACAGTCTCTCGTGTAAAAACATACAGCTCCAACACAGTGTTGGTTTAAGGAGATTTTTACACTTCCGTAATCAATTATTGTACGCGGTACAGGTTTACCTCCACTAATACCGGCTTTATTTGCTGGACCGTGATAGGCAAACATAAAATGCTGAATACCAGTTTTCTTATAAGCTTTAATATACTCTTTAAAGAGGTTTTTCTTAAACAGCATATCATCTTCAACTAGAATAATATAGTCACAGCCTTTTTCTAATAAGTGTTTAATAGCTTTATTTTTAGCTTTACCTACCCCTTCACCGCCTTTTGTTTTTAGAACAGGAGCCTTTGCACCTTCTAGAGGTCCGTCGCCGTCGTTTACAACAACGATATAATTATACCACTTGTGATCTATAGACTCGCGACATTTTTTAAAAAACTCCGGTCTGTTACACGTAATAATACCAACACCTATTGTTTCGCTCATAACCCGAATCTCTTATATAGTTCTTTTTCTTGTTCTTCTTGATCTAGAGCAGATTTTTGTTGTGTTACGAGTTGCTCTAATTTATCAATGTCGCTAAATAATGACTCTTCATCCCCATACATTGCGCCTTCCGGTGTAACATACTGAGATATTAGATCAATACGATCTTGACCCTTGTTAGGTAGTTCAATTATACATGGTGAATCTCCCTTGGGAAAGAAAACATCCGATTCCGGGTTTTGTGTGTATTGCATATACAAAGAATGAAAAATATTATCTACCTCTTTAATAAAGTTTTTATCTGTATCTCTAAATCCATCATCCTGTATTGCCTGACTCTCATCAAATCTACATAAGAAAATAATGTCTAAAGATCTCATAGATTCTTTCATTAATTCAATTTGCTCCGACACATAGCTATTACTAAACCCCTTAACTTTCTTTTCATTACACCACATTGAATACGCGATGTTATCTAAAGGGCACCTATCAAATATTATATTACTATCCTTTTCAGCAGATTGAACCTGATCAATCATAAAATTAAGAATCTTTTCTTGCGTCTTTGTTGTTGTCTTAGAAGAATGAGGTAGATTATCTTCCTCTAAGATCTCTCTATAAGTCTTCTCTGGTGTTGTATAATTTTTCCAAGTGTATAAAAAACTTTTTACTAATGTAGTCTTACCACTATTACCAGTTCCTGAAAATGCAATTCTCATACTATAATATATATATTACTAAACCTTTAAAGCCAGATCCCAAAGCAAAAGGTGTAGTCTAGGTGAAAAGTTTACATTCATAGCTTTAGCATATTCTGCTACAGCAGGAGCTTTTTTAATATGTTCCTCTCTGCTACCACAACAGGGCATAAACCATACTCTATGCTTAGGTATATTAATTGTAGAATCGATATACTTACGCCATATCTCATCTATATCTTCTGCTTGTGCAATAACGAACTTAAATCCGGATCCAATATCTTTATGCCATCTTAAAACATCAGGTTTGTATGTCTTTTCTTCTGGATCCCCGTTTGTTGTTAATTTCGGTGAAGTAGTAAAAGTTGCTAGAAAGTCTGTTACCCATCTTTCATCAGGCTTTATTGTAGCATTAGTCTCAAAATCAATTACTGGATGAAAGTCATATTTATTAATAAGTGTATCTATAAACTTTAGTAATTGTTTTTGTTGCACCATGGGTTCTCCACCGGTAATTTTAAGTATTGCACCGTTTTTTAATTTATCAATTAGTTTATTCTCTTCAAAATATTCAAATATTTCGTTAAATGTCATTTTATTTTTAATAGACCACGAAATAAAAGAATCGCAACCATGTGGTGAGTCTTCAGAAGCAAAGCCTTTACATGTCAGATTACACATCGACAGTCTAAAAAATACTGAAGGCATTCCAACATATTCACCTTCTCCTTCGAGTGTGTAGAATGCCTTATCATCAGATACTAATAGAGTTTCCTTATCACAATCAACCATCTTACCAATTATATTATAAACAACCGGTAATTTCAACTAAATATTAATACATGAGTGTTAAATCTGCGCGTCTTCGCCGGGTGAGTTCTGATACTGAGCTTGCAGAATCTTTTGAACATAATTGGATGTTTAACTTTAAAATAAAAAGACCATTTTACTTTAACCCAAAACATCGACAGTTTTATGACTGTATTAAGAATCCTAAAACAAAAATGGGATTTGTTGACGGACCGGCTGGTAGTATGAAGACATACATCGCTATATATGCTGGTCTCGAGCTAATAAAACAAGAGAAATTTCAACGACTAGTTTATATTAGATCAGTAACTGAATCTGCGGAGAGAAGTCTAGGCTCTTTACCGGGGGAGATTGATGATAAATTTTCACCGTATTCGATCCCTCTTAAAGAAAAAATAACCGAAATTACTGATGCTGGTACATACGGTATGCTTAAGCAAAAAGGTGTTGTTGAGGCTATACCGGTTAACTTTGTTAGGGGATTAACTTTTAGTAAATCTTTAGTTGTTGTTGATGAAGCACAGAATTTATCTCGTAAGGAACTTACAACTATCTTAACGAGGTTTGGAAGAGATACAAAATATATTGTAATTGGTGACTGTAATCAAGCTGATGTAAATAAATCTGGTTATAAGGAAATATTTAACATGTTTAACTCCAGGCAATGCATTGATAACGATATATACTCGTTTGAATTTGGTAATTCAGAAATATCTAGAAGTAAAATACTTCGATTTATTTGCAAGGTATTAGGAGCTTAATCACCCCAGGTAGTACCTGCAAACCAATTTCCTTTACCTTGTGTTGGTTTTTGACCAACTGTCGCGCCTTGTTTAGGATTGGGCCCTGGAGCTGGCTGTGGTGACTCCGGCTGTTGTTGCTCCGGTACCTGGGTTGTTGTGCTTTCATCAGTAGCAGTCACTTCTGTTGCAACGCGTGCTTCTTCTTTAGAATATGAAGCATAATTATCTTCATGCTCTGTTACTTTGGCCTTTACAACAAAGCAGCGACCTTCAGAAGCTTCTTCAACAAATGTATCAGCTGTTTTAAAAACATATTCTGCGAACTTTTCAACACCCACACCGTGACCCATTATTCTAAGTTGGATAATTCCTTTACTATCTAGATCTTGAAAAGTTGCCAACTCCGGATCGTCACCAGCAACTACTACAGTATGGTCAAAGTGATTTCTTAAAGTTTGTTTAAGTGCATCTAAACCTCCGAAGTCAACACACCAATTTTTATCGTCTAATGTATTGCAACCAAATGTAAGTTCTGTTTTAAGTTGGTAGCCGTGAATAAATCTGCAATGACTATGATCTGCTTTCCATTGACGAAATGCTGTTGATCCTAGCTCAAACTGTTTTGATGAAGTATAAGCGCTCATGTATTATTATATTAATGGCTAGTATGTAAAAATCAACTAGTTGAGGGTAGGTTATAAGGATCTCCCTCGTCCCACTCTCGGATAATTAATTAGTCGCAAAGCAAAGTCAACTGCCTTAGTAGATCCTTTTGGCTTTCTTGTAGAATACCATCCATTTTTAAGAGATTTATTAAATTTAGTAACTCTTTATTAGAAAACACTCTATTATCACTTTTAACTTGATTTATTTTTGTAGGTATATTTTTAACCCAAGTATTATTACCCGTTGATTTAGCCAAACTCCTTACAAACTCTGTAACAGCTAATTTAGACATAAATTCATGACCCTTCATATTATTAGCTACAAATTGCTTTAAATTATCTTTAAAAGTAGACGAGGTAACTTGCGGCTCTTCCTTAGGTTCATCTGCAGACGGTTTTACTGATCTCTCTTCACCCTTCGGACCTCTAACAGTCTTATATGACTTATTTTCCTTGTCCCACTTTAATACTAAGGGCCTATCATATCTTTTACCCTCTATCTTAGCACCCTGACCATCATAATCTAATTCTGCTACATCTATTACCTTCACATCACCTTTTCCACGAGGCGTTCCTAACTTAATATAACCCAACTCCTCTATTGTGCTATCTAGCTCTGTCTCCGGAGTCTTTTGTTTTCCCTTTTCAGCTTCGTATCCAGCCTTTGCACCTTTAACAACATCACCTACTCCGGCTTTAACTCCTGCATCTGATGCACTCTTTAAAGCACCTCCTACTGCAGCAGCTCCTCTAGCCGCACTTGCAATGCTTTTTCTTAACAAAGAGCCGAATCCCTCATTTAAAAGCTCTTTTTGCGACAATCTACCCATAACAATATTTAGTCTTGATTATAAAAAATATAACATATAATAAGCTATATGGATCGTACAGTAACCAAATTACCTACAGCTAATGGTAATATGCCTCTAACAGGTGTGGAGAAAGAAAAAGTTATTGAAGATGCAGCAAAGGCCTATGAAAAATATTTAGATGCATTGAGAATCGATTGGAGGAACGATCCAAACAGTGATAATACACCTAAAAGAGTAGCAAAAGCCTTTGTAAATGACTTAGCTGCTGGTTGTTATAACGAACTTCCCAATGTTACAGCATTTCCTTCAGATGGATACGATGGAATGGTGTTTCAAGGTGGAATTCCTGTTAAATCCTTTTGTTCACACCACCATCTACCGTTTTCTGGTAGGGCTCACGTGGCTTATATACCATCTCCCAGCGGAAAGGTGATTGGTTTAAGTAAATTAAACAGAATTGTTGAGCATTACGCAAGAAGGCCTCAAATACAAGAAGGTCTTACAATTCAAATTCATAAAGCCATCGATGAAATCTGCGAAGGTAACAAAGGCGTTGCTGTTATGATTTCTGCTACACATACTTGTGCCTGTTTAAGAGGAATTAAGCACGATGGCTGTGAAATGAAGACAAGTAGATTAAGTTCTGACTTTTTAGATGATCCTGCTACTAGAAATGAGTTTTATCAGTTTGTTTCTGACTGGAGAGGTCAATGCATCTAATAAGATGCCTCTATTTCTTCATCAGC